TCTTCCTCTTTGATAGGTGATCGCGCGTCAACCGCTATGCGTGGCGTGATCAGTGAACAGTGTGCAAATACTGTCCATAAGGTGAACTCCATTTTGTCGTCTGGAGTTAAGGCGTTGTCGCGGACTTATAAAGTCCCGATTTCGGCTTATCTTCACGGTAAGGCGGTTAGGAGTAGTGAAGCACTCTCCTATCCGGTTTACATGTCGTCGAGGCCTTGTGGAGAGGCCTTTGCGGACGTCAAGCTTTTCTTATCTGTTTTACTTGATCGCGTATCCGGCCATGGCGCTAGTCGACACGTTTTTGAACGTGCTAGAAGATTCCGGAGATGTGGTCGTCGAGAGAGGTTTTGCATTGCTGCAGCCTTATTCTCTCTTCGGAAAGCACTCCCCACCCCGTGTGTAGACTGCGTAAAGAGTGGAGCAGTCCGGCACAGGGAGACCTTGAGTACGCCTGCTCATACCAACAGGGCGTACTTGCGCTACGTTTCCAAGGAAACGAGGAAAATTTTCCGCGCGGGGTGGGATGAAAGGTATGTGAGAGCGTGTTTATCGAATTCACCAAGTGTGTCCTCCTGCAAGCAGGCCGGCCGCAGTGGAGGTGGATGTTTCAGAGCAAAGCCTGGGCGGCGTGTCTTTTATTCTCGGTCTTTAGGCGCGAAAGACGTAAGTTGGGACAGCTTTGTTCGTTACATGGAAGTGGATTCGAGCGGAAAGAAGAGAGGTGTGACTGTGACGTCCGAGGAGTGGGGGTCTCTCAGACCACTCCATAAGTTAATGTATGGACACATCTCTAGGTTTCCGTGGCTTGTACGGGGTGAGATTCGTACTTCACGCCTAAACAGGACTTTTGACGGGGAGGATCTACTCGTTTCCGGTGATTACGAGTCTGCCACTGATAACTTGAGCCGCGAGGTGGCAGAGGCGATCCTTTCTTCCTGTCTCTCACAAACCCGATTCGTTCCCTACAGCCTCCAGAAGTTAGCTCTTGGTAGCCTGCTAACTTCGGTTAATTACCCGGATGGCTGTACAATATATCAACGCCGAGGTCAGCTCATGGGTTCTCTTCTGAGTTTCCCACTTCTGTGCCTACAGAACTACTTGGCGTTTAGGCGCGTGTTCCCTGATAAGCGCGTACTAATCAACGGAGATGATATATTGTGGCAAGGAACGGAGGAAGAGTACCGAATGTGGTCGGTAGCCGTGAAGGGTTTCGGTCTGAAACTTTCGCTAGCGAAAACTGCAGTGGACAGGTCCTTTTGCAGCCTGAACTCAACCTATTTCTACCGGAAGGGTTCAGGACGGTTTGTGGCATTACCTGTCCTAAGGCTCGGTGTTCTTCGACCGATCGATGGCCCTGATGCTGTGGCGGCGTCCGTACGACGCTATTTGGGTCCTTTGGGACCTCAGCACAAGGAGGGGGCGCTTATTTCGTACCTGGAAAGGCACGCTTGGACGATTAAGCGCAGCCGTCGATCAGTCTGCTCGTTGGGATTGCGACCTACTCAGCGGGTCCTTTCCTATTCTGGGCTGTACGTCAGGGAGAAGGCGTACGCTCAGCCGGAATTACGCAGGTTGGATAGGAAGTTGCCTGTTTCACCTAAGCAGCACTCTATAGGTGGACTTCCAACCGGGTACGTAAGGGTCCGGTTCTGCGAACTGGATCCTTCTCTTAGAAGATTCTTCGAGGAATCTTTTTCAAATCGTTCCCTAGATTTGAAATGGTCTTCTAAGATCGGAGCCGTGTCTAGAAAAGAAGCGTGGACTAAATATTGGCACGAAGTCCGAGTATCTGGTGTCGAGTGGTTCTCTGGAACGCGTAAGGGTAAGAATGCTTTACTACGCATGCGCTGTGTACGTTTACAAGTACAGGGCGTCGCATTCCAACGCGCGTTCGTTTCAAAGACGAGCCACCTGATATCCCGCTTGAAGGAAGTTGAGAAGCACAAGAACAGAGAAGTGTGGGTGCCTCACGCTTGGAGTCAGTCCCGTCCGCTCGAGTTCGTCCCCGGTTCCCCCGACGAAAAGAAAAAAATCACGAGCACGCCGCGGAGTCAGTGGCCCCGAGTCCAGAGGTGGAAGGAGTGAATCTTGGTGGTACGATG